TATATTAAATGTCGAGGAATAGGTACGGTTAGAATTCTAAGTAGTGATACTACTGATAATTGGTTAAATCCATTTTGGATTAATACTACACCTGTATTTTCTAATGGAACTTGGACAGTTAGTGGTACATCAATTACTGTTCCAAATACTGGTGTTTATCTAGTTAATGTAAATATAGAACTTAGTACTCCCGATACAAATGGAAGATATAGTCCAGAAGTTGAAATCACCGTTAACGGAACAAGAGTTGGGTATAGAGCAGGTCATTCATTTATGAGAGGTACTGGCGGACATCAAGAGTCTAGTTCCAATCAATCGACAATATTAAATTTATCTGCTAGTAATACTGTTGGAATTAATTGGAGACCAACTTGTACGGGTAGGGGTAATACTATAAATATGAATGAGACATCAAGTTTTATTGAAATTGTACAAATAATATGATAAAATGGCAAAGTTAGGTCAGACTAAAATTTATGGAGATCTTGAACTTGATGGAACTTTTTTAGATAGTTCCGGAGATGCAGGAACTTCAGGGCAGGTATTAAGTTCTACGGGAACCGGTACTAATTGGATTACTTCTAGTGGTGGGTCTGGTTTTCAAGGAATACAAAATTATATAAAATGTGTACCTGGTGAAAACACTACTTTATCTACATCTGGAACTCAATCAACATTAAGTTGGATGAGCACAACTCCTGTTACTGGATTAAATAGTGGTTTTTCTGCTCCAACGGCAACTACTATTACTGTTCCAAATACTGGAGTATATCTGATAGGAATTAATTTTGATATTAATTTTGTTAATCCTGTCAGTGCAAGACTTAATCAAGGATTTGAGATTGCAGTGGGTGGAACTGGTACTGGTCATGAATTTAGTCATAGTTATATTCGTGGTTCTGCTAACAATTCAGTGCATTTTGATAGTAGTAGTAATGGATCTTGCATTCTAAATCTTTCTGCAAATGATACTATAACCGTTCTTGAGAGAAGACTTGCTGGTGGTAATATTACCCTTCAACTTACAACTAATTCTTCTATTTTTGTTGCTCAAATAGTTTAAAAAATGATTTATATTAAAGCATATTTAACTCATGTAGATACTGGAATTGGTGCAACTGATACTGCATCTTATTCTGATCAAAGATTTAAGTATAGAGAACCTAATTTTCCTGATGTTACGATTGTGCATCGAATGGACGTTGACGGTCCTATTCCATACTTTTTATGTACTGCAACAGATAATTATGATATGGATACTGAGGATCCTTTAACCGGGATAACATCCATGACTCAATCTGAGTGGGATAATGTTATCAATACTTATGATTCTGAACAAGAGATTAAAAGATATGCTAGTGTTAGAGAAATGCGAGATGGTGCTCTTGATGAATCTGATATGCATGTAATCAAACAAGTTGAATGTAACGTTGCTATTACCACAGAATTTAGAGATTGGAGACAAGAACTTAGAGATCTTCCTAATGGAGATAGTTTTCCAGTAACTTGGCCAACACCACCATCTAATGTAGTTGGTATTATAACTGGCGGAGAATACCGAGACACATTAAAAAATATTCCCATGATTAACGATCCAATTTCATAACTGTCACAGACCCTTGACGGGTCTTTTTTTATGCTTTATAATACAGAGGTCTTCGGGACACACGACTTCAATTCAAATAGAGGATTGACAGATACGGGAAACCGAAGTATACTAAATACAACAACGAGTTAAGAAACGTAACGTTTTTTAATCTCTTGTAAACTCTCCTTAAACCGAGACCTCTAGGGAGTATAAATCACGTCTCTAATACCTACGGCGGAGGGTGTCGTAGGAATAATAATACTAGTGTTCCCCGCACTCATACCTAACCCTTTTTCAATTACAATGGCTAATTCTGTTCTTTCGCGTCAACAAGGCGCTTCTACTTGGGAGGATTTTTGCTCCTGGGTAACTTCAACTAACAATCGTCTTTATGTTGGTTGGTTTGGTGTGCTGATGATCCCAACTCTGTTGGCAGCAACCATTTGCTTCATTACTGCATTCGTTGCAGCACCTCCTGTCGATATCGACGGCATCCGTGAACCCGTCGCTGGTTCACTCATGTATGGAAACAACATCATCTCTGGTGCAGTTGTTCCTTCTTCCAACGCAATTGGTCTTCACTTCTATCCCATTTGGGAAGCAGCATCTCTGGATGAATGGCTTTACAACGGTGGTCCTTACCAACTCGTTGTCTTCCACTTCCTGATCGGTGTCTTCTGCTACATGGGTCGTGAGTGGGAACTTTCCTATCGTCTTGGTATGCGTCCCTGGATCTGTGTTGCATACTCTGCACCTGTTGCAGCAGCATCCGCAGTCTTCCTGGTCTATCCTTTCGGTCAAGGTTCTTTCTCTGATGGAATGCCTCTGGGTATTAGTGGTACTTTCAACTACATGCTTGTTTTCCAAGCAGAGCACAACATCCTGATGCACCCCTTCCACATGCTTGGAGTCGCAGGTGTCTTCGGTGGTTCACTGTTCTCCGCAATGCACGGTTCTCTGGTTACTTCTTCACTCGTTCGTGAGACGACTGAAACTGAATCTCAGAACTATGGTTACAAGTTTGGTCAAGAAGAAGAGACCTACAACATCGTTGCTGCTCATGGATACTTCGGTCGTCTGATCTTCCAGTATGCATCGTTCAACAACTCCCGTTCACTGCACTTCTTCCTCGCAGCATGGCCTGTCGTTGGTATCTGGTTCACTGCTCTTGGTGTTAGCACCATGGCATTCAACCTTAACGGATTCAACTTCAACCAGTCGATCCTCGACGGTCAAGGTCGTGTCCTCAACACCTGGGCAGACGTTCTGAATCGTGCAGGTCTTGGGATGGAAGTGATGCACGAGAGAAACGCACACAATTTCCCATTGGATCTTGCTGCTGCTGAGTCCACTCCTGTTGCACTTACTGCTCCAACCATCGGTTGAGTTTCATAAAAACTGAATAATAAGAAAGAGAGGTTAAGAAACCTCTCTTTTTTTGTACCTATGTAAAAAAGAAACAAAAGTTTTATAATTTATGTGTAATTCCACACATTTTCTCTATATAGTGATAGAATTGAGGAGTAACAAAGTGATCTGAAAGTCTGACTTTGTTATGAGTTAATTTTAGTGGAGGACATTATGCATAATATATTATCGCATAATCAACTTGCCGGTTGGAAAGAATCCTTTCGACGATTGAATAAGACCCTAGACAGATCAATGGAGGAAGCAGATCTAATTAACGATTATTATGATTGTCTAATAGAATGTGATAATGATCAGGCAACATGTAAAAGAGTTTGTCGGGAGGTACTAAGAGATCATCCTGTTGGATGAAATAAATATTAAGATAATCGGAGGGTTAATTCCCTCTTTTTTATTGAGAAAAATGAGTAAGAGGAAAAGTGCCTGGAGAATCTGGGCAAAAGCACTAGGAGAAAAAAGTGGAAAGGATGATAGAGAGGCAGATACTATTGCTTGCATACGCACCTTTATTCTTGTGTCTTACATGGTTACCAATATTGCTATCGTTGCCAATGCAGTAAGGCACTGGAATGATGGGGTAAATAGTAATAGTAGTCACGGGCACACAACCCAAGTAGGTTCCAATGTATCGGGAACCACATCTCCAGAAAAAATCTGACGAATGCGCTAAGATATGGTATCAATGGTTTCAACAGAAGTACGAAATAAAAGATGAAGAAAAAGCAAAAGAATTGAGAAAAAACTGGAGTCAGTGTGTGACAGAATTTGGTAAAATGGTTAGTGAGGAAGTCCGCACAAACCCCAGGTATCACGGTATACAGAAGTAATATATACTGAAGTTGCGTAAACTTAAATGAAGTTCTTCTTCGCACTTCTCGCCACACTCTTTCTTGCTGCACCTGCTTGGGCTGTAGATGTTCAAATGGGATCAGGTGGAAACTTGATTTTTGACCCAGCAGATGTTACAATATCCGCAGGTGAGTCAGTTCACTTTGTGAACAATATGCTCCCTCCTCACAATGTAATTGTTGAGGATCACCCTGAACTCGATCATGAAGCACTTGCTATGCTTCCTGGTGAAGAGTTTGATGTCACCTTCACTGAGGCAGGTGATTATACGTACTGGTGTGCTCCTCATAAGGGTGCTGGTATGATTGGACACGTACATGTAGATTGATGAAGATTTTTTTAGACACTGCCGATATTGACGAAATCAAGAAGGCACACGAAACTGGAATGATTGAAGGGATTACGACTAATCCCACTCTAATTAAAAAGAGTGGTCGTGATCCTGTTGAAGTTATTAAAGAGATTGCCGCAATCTCAACTCATTTTGAATCTGTTTCTGCTGAGGTTGTTGCCGATACTGCGGAAGAGATGGTTGATCAGGCACAAGCATTTAATGATGTTTGGAACGTCACAATTAAAGTTCCATGTACTGTTGAAGGATTGAAAGCATGTACTGCACTTGCTGCTACTGGGAGAAAAGTTAATGTAACTCTTATCTTCTCTGCAGCACAGGCAATTCTTGCACGTCGTGCTGGTGCCGCATATGTTTCTCCTTTTGTTGGACGTATGAATGATAACTCTGTTTCCGGAGTTGCACTGGTTCAAACTATTGCCAGTCTTTATAATCAGCATTACAGTACCACTCAAGTTCTTGCTGCATCAGTTCGTGATGTTCATCAAGTTGGACGTTGCTTTGATGCTGGAGCAAATATCTGTACTATTCCTCCTAAAGTATTTTGGGGAATGTATAAGCATATTCTAACTGATCAAGGTCTTGAACTATTCCAAAAAGATTGGGATTCTGTTAAAGGTTTGTGATTACTTCCAATACTCCTTATAAAATGGCCGAGATCATTAGAGATACTTGGCCACAACTTTACTGGTTAAAAAAAGAAAAAAGAGTAGGCATAAATTCTCATTGACTATTCATGTAAAGTTATGTAAACTAAATATGAAAAGTTAATAAAACAATTTATGACTGCTTCTTCACTTTCACCACCAATTTCGCAGAGAGGATGGTTCGATGTACTCGACGACTGGCTTAAGAGAGATCGTTTCGTTTTTGTTGGGTGGTCTGGAATTTTACTTTTTCCCACTGCTTATCTTGCAATTGGGGGCTGGCTTACTG